CCGCACCATTGCATTTCAGCCAGCCTGTTGGCGGAGTGGCTGAAGGCCACGGAACAGGCACCCCAACAGGTAATGCTGAGCCTTCTCCCAAACCAAGGTTTTCGAGAGCCGTTTTCACCGTGCCGTCCGATTTGATATCGCCAAACGGATTCTTGCGGCTTAACAGCAGCGCGCGAAGTGCGGTAAGCAACTGGTCATGCCTCCCCTTCTCCAGGCTGGTACCGGATGCCTCCACCACGCTGCAAAGCTCCTCCTGCAACATGTCAAAGTAGTCATCATCCAGATCGGTGGCAGGTGTGCCGGTCTGGGGGTTACCACGGGTAAAACCGTTCTTACCCGCGCCGAACTTATCCTTCTGCGCGGTTTTCGTGTCTATACGATGCATGGATTACTCCGGATATTTAAAAATTACGTAGGTATGCGACGGGCAGAGTTTGTTAAGCACACACTCGACTACGGTGTCGCCCCAGATACGCAGTGCGGAATCACAGGGATCGCCACATGTCATCCAGGTGGTGTTGGTGGCGGCTGGCATGTTGACCTGCCAGTAATACCGCCATTCCGGCGCATTCACCGCGTCAGTACAGGCAGATGAGCAGGTGAACGTGCTTTTGTCGTATCGCGTGATGGTGGCGTCTGGTCTGCCCAGGGCAGCAAGCTGTGCAAGGTAAAAATCCTCATTGATGCCGCCCGCCAGATTAACCTTCGCATCCAGCCGTTGCTGACGCTGGCGAAGGGTCTGCGTCCCTGCCGGAATACATTCATCCGGCAGGCCGCACAGACGCTCCCAGCGGTTTATCAGTTCGGTGGTTGTGCGCGGATCCAGCTCCCGCATCAGGGCATCCGCACGCTGATGAACGCGGGTTAATGACGGTGCCGCACCGGCAATCGCCGGATCGCTGGCTGACCACGCCGGACCGGGGGGCAACAGTGCCGACAACAGACGGATGTAATCATCGTTTGTCACGTCCATGAAATCGTCCCCAGAACCGCCAGTTCATTTTTTGCAATGGAGATATTGTCTGCCGGTGCAAGCAACTGATGGCTGTATTCCCCGTTCGCACTGGAAATCGCCTCACTGATACGCGATACCTTCAGTTCTCCCTGCGGATAACCATCACGCAGCAGGAACGAACGCAACTCCGCGGTGATGGCAGCCCGTATTTCCGGTGTGTCCGGCGTCACGCGGATATGAAAATCCACCGTATGTGCCACCGGCCTGAACACATACAAATCAGAGCCTGCCACCGGGGCCAGTGGCCCGATATGTTGTCTTGCCGCCGTTTCCGTTGATTCTTCCGGAATGGGATTAATCAGGTCACTGCTGGCAATCATCACACCGACAGTTCCCGTTCCCATCCAGTGACGGTATGTCCATGCGCGGGTAATGCCGGGCACTTCTTTAGCCCAGACGACATAGTCCCCGTCAGCCCCGCCCTGAGGCGTCCAGTAATACCGCTCAATGACGCGGGCGCGCCACGTTTCCAGATCTTCAGTATCGAATCCGCCAGTCAGGGTATCTGCAACACCGGAAGACGGCAGACCATTCACCGGCGTGACCAGGATTAATGCCGTACCGTCGTCAGCGTTACCGACCGCGCCTGCACTTGAGCAAGTGATCGGCACGCGCAGGACACCACCGGAGCTGGTTGCATCAGCAGTTGCCGTGTACTGAACCAGGTCAGCGCGCTGAATCACGCTCCCGGCGGTCACCTTCAGGCCATCGCTGACACCTTCCCAGCGCATATACCCGCTGGCAGCCGTGGCCCCCTTGCGCGGACACCGTTTCATCGCAGCATGTCGCGCCAGCCAGGACTCATCGCACAGGTCAGGCAGCATGTTCATTGCCAGATAATCGATGTAACCGTAAACCGTATGCAGCGCCGCCGCATACACCTTTGCCCGCACGTCTTCATCCATGCGCCGGAGCGTGTCGCTGACGTCCAGCCTGGCGAATAAATCGTTACGGAGCATACTGATATTTTCTGCCAGCGTCGGGCGCTGAAATTCACTGTCCGCCATGCGTTATCGCACTCCACAGATCATCAAAAGAAATCATTACCGGTCCGTCACGACGCCAGAGGGTGATACTGTTACCCAGCTCATTAATCCCGGTGCGGCGGATATCCAGATCAATACGGGACACCACGCCGTCATCAATCATCCATTGCAGGCATTCGCGGATATACCCCCTTACCGTCTGCACCAGCTGATTGGTCAGTTTGCTGCGCTGAAGCAGCCACAGTCGGGAGCCGTAACGGTCATTCTGTACCGCAGGCCAGGTATCCCCCCACCATCCCATCGGGACGTCGGCGTTGTCATCAGGCTCCGCCCGCCGCCAGGTAAACATGGAAATCACCACGGCGCGGGTCAGCGGATCCAGCGGTGCGCTGGCGCAGGTGCGTTTACCGTTCACCGTCAGCCACAGTTCCATCATGCCTCCATCGCTTTATCAGGTTTGTCGGTGTTACTGCCCTGACCGTTCTCTCTGTGACGATGCCCGTTATAGGCAAGCCGCATCGCTGACATGGTAGTGCCGCCGGAGTCGCACAGGTCTTTCACCTGTCCGGTCACTTCAAGGTCCATTTCAAAACGTGCTCTGGGCGCATTGCGAAACGTGATCGTTTTACCTGCACCGTCCACCACGATCCCCTCCCGGGTCAGCGTCACAGACTGCCCCTGATCGTCATAGACAGCCACCTCACCCGTCTGCAGCCCTTTCAGGCGGTAGCGCCGGTCCGACACCGTAACAACCACCGCATGAGAACGGTCGCCATCCGGAAACAACACCACCGCTTCCGCACCGCTGTTTGCCCTTGCGGTAAAACCGTAGGGTTCAAGATGTTCAACCCCGGCTTTGGGTTCACCGGCAATCAGGGACACATCCACGGTCTGACATTTCGTGGCGGCGCTGATACTTTTCACCACTGCCCGCCCAATCAGGCCGAGAAGTTGTCGCTGCATGGCTTCAATCGTCCTCATCAGAACGGGTCCTCCTGTACTCTGGCTTTTTTCTTTTTCTGCGCGCCGGGGGCATCGGGTTCAGGCAGATAAGCATCAGGCGGGCCGACACGGATTTCCGTCAGGGTGCCGTTCTGGTCCTGAGTAAACGTGACTTCCGAAACAAGCAGTTCGGTATTGTCAAAACCACAGACCGGATCAAAGACAATCACCCGCTGGTTGGGCTGCCACAGCGTACCGTTACCCTGTCGCCAGCCCTGCACCACATAGGTGGTTTCATCCGTCCGCGCCGCCCGTTGCCGGGCTTCAAAGTCAGCACGCGCAATACAGCCAGCCCCCGTGGCCTGCCCTGTCTGCCTGATATACATCGGACGGTAACGGGCAATAAATGCGTCCTCTGTGCGGGCCCGCAGCGCGGTGGTGGTGGCCTCACCGAAATCATCGTCGTTTCCGGCACGCTGCCCCGCCACCTGGTAAACTGAAAACCGCTCCCGGATACTCTTCTCCGTATCGCAGGAAAGGATGTTTTCCCCAAGTACCAGCGCGGTATGTGCCCGCGTTGAGCCAATACCGCCAATCACCAGCATGCCGTGCGGATCGTCGTAAGCCAGTGCCTGCTGCTGACCGAGTATTTTGTTGATTACCTCAATCACCGTTTCACCGTGATCAGGCTGAACATCAGGAATAACACCCGACGGCGCACCGCTGTTCACCACCTCAATGCCGAAAGGCGCAGCAAGCGCCTGCGCAATCTGCACCAGCGAGCGTCCGTTAAACTGTGTCGGTTCGGCTGCACAGTCAATCAGGTCAGCCGTCAGACTACGTCCGGCAATACCGGTGGTGACCGAACGGGCATCGTAACGAACGGGCGTCGCCTCCACCCAGCCGGTGATCACCAGCTCATCACCAATCAGCACCTCCACTTTTGAACCGTTTTTAATGCGCGGCTGAAGCGTGGTGATACCCTCATCACCCGGCCACTGGCGGGTGATCTCCACACTGAAATCCCGCGCCAGCCGTTCAATACCGGCACCGATGCGCACCGATGTCCAGCCATTCCACTTCCGGCCATTTACCCGTAGCGTGACATTGTTGTTCATTGCACTGGCACCTTCAGAGGGATCACCGGCACAAAGCCGGGATGCGTAATGGCATTACGCCGGATAATGTCCGCGTCACGCGCCGCGTTATCAAACCAGGTCGCCGCCAGCACCAGCGCGGGTAAAACCTCATCCGGTGTGCGCTGAATGATCCGAGCAGACTGTTCAAGGCGCGTGTTGATATCCGCATTCAGATCTGCTTTCACCCGGCGCAGCGCCAGAAACAGCGCATCACTGGTTGTACGGGACAACTCCTTATCAATTGCCGTATTCAGTGTGTCGCGAATGTCGGTCAGTTCTTCCCACGTTGGCAGGTCAACCGTGTTTTTCACCGCCGGTGCATTGTTCAGTGCCGGATGCGTGACGGAAGGCCAGCCGGAGCTCTGCGCGGGTGTTGTTGACTGCCCCACTGCGGCATTCTGCATCACCGCAGAAGTTGTTGGCGCAGGCAATCGGGTGACGGCATACGCCGCTTCGCTGATTGCGGTCGTACGAAGGATGCTGGCAACCACGTTACGCTGCTGCGTCGCCGTGGCGGTGGTTTTACTGTCCGTTTTCCAGACGCCGCGCGGTTGCAGATCGCTGCCGAGGCTGACACCGGAAAGCGTTTTGATCATGGTGACCAGGTCGCTGGCGTTACCATAAAGGCGTTTCCCGGTACGCCACATTTTCTGCACCTGCTCAACGAAATTTTTTCCTGACGATGGCGGCGGCAGAAGTACCGAGATATCCCCCTGCAACAGCCTGGCAGCATCCGATACGGCAGAATCCACCACTTTCATCGCATCAGAAACATACCCCAGCATTGTGCTGGCATTACCGACGACGTCGTTCTGCACAAAATCCGCCACGCCATCGATACTGAAACCACTGAAACTGTCACTGATGCAGTCATCCAGTGCAGAACAGGATGACATCAGCGTCTGCGCCGTCGCCGCACCTGATGTGGGGTAAGAGAGTTCTCCCGCTTCGACAAACTTCAGGTCAAAGCGGACAATACGCCCTTCACTTTTCGATGTGCTGACCCGAACTTCCCCGTCAACACAGACTTTCAGCTCACCGTATGTCGGATGGACAAGCGTGCCGGGACCGGGTTTATTCAGCGCATCAATCAGGCGATCGCGCTGGTCAAAGCAGTCATCTCCCACCACATAAGCCGTGATGGACGGGCGGAAAGTAACTTTTCCCAGATCTTCGGTATAGGGCTTGTCGCGGTTCGGGTATTCGTGTGTTTCCACACGGCGACCGGTTCCCGCACTTTCTTCTTCAACCTTAAACGATACGCCGCGAAATGACGCGTCCTGAAGTCTGTCACGCCAGCCTGAAGACGACGAAAGTAATGAAGGTCGGGTGGGAAATGAGGATAAATCCATAGACTGACCTCAAAAAGGACTGCGTTATCGTGGAAAACGAAAAGGGGAATACCCCACATCGTGCGTGATTTTCATCAGGGGATCGGCTTTGTCCGGTACATCAATTATCTTCATACCTGGCGGAGCATTCTCGAACGTGACTTTCAGCTCGCTGTGCTGTGTCATGGAAGAAGATGGATTCAACAGCGGAACATTGGGTTTGTACTGACTCAGGCTGGCCTGATATTGCTCGTACTCTTTACGATCAAAAAAAGGCGTCCAGTCTGAAGCCAGAAACAGCCCTTTATTATCCAGCCAGTTAACCGTATCTTCAGGAACAACACTTTCCAGAGTATCTTTAACCGGCTCATACATCAGGGTTCCCAGAAAACCATATACCCCGGCCTTCCCGATAAAGCCGCGGCCTTTCCCCATCAATCCCGTTTCTGCCGATACCTTCCCCAGCGTACGCATCTCTCTGGTCACTGCGGTAATGGATTTGGTAACGTCAGCAACCCATTTGGTTGCCATAAACAGGGCAATCGCTTTCAGAACAGTTTCCCATCCCCCCATCGCCTGCGCCGTTTCATCCATCACGTGCCAGACTTTTTTTATGACAGGACCTACGGTTTCCCAGTTATCAATAATGAGGTAAGCGCCACCAACCAGAAGAGCAATCAGCCCCTTAGCAGGCGTCATATTCATCACACCGCCGAGAACTTTCATAATTCTGGACAAAGAGCCTGCAGCGGCTCCCACCGTCAGTAAGGCCAGACCGATTTTAGCAATGGTCTTAACGAGCTCCGGGTTTTCACGGACAAACGTTCTCACTTCCTCAAGGAGCGGTTTTACCGCTTCAAGACCATCATTAACCTCAGGAAGAAACGTTTCCCCCAGCGTGGAAGAAATGGCATCAAGTTGATTTTGCAGAAGTAAAAGCTGGTTTTCCGTCGTCGCTGCCCTCGAAGCATATTCCTTCTGCATCGAACTGCCATACTGCTGGGAATCCGCAACCCGCCTGAAGTTGGTACGCAACAAATCAAGGTTAGTCAGCAGAGGTGCTATCGCGCCCAGAGACTCTTTCCCGAACAGGGCATTCAGCACAGCTGCCCGTTTTTCTTTAGGCACTTTAGCCATCGCATCCAGTACAGATAGCATGGTGCCCCGGGCATCTTTCTGCATATCAGCAGCTAATTTCTTCGGATTGATCCGCAGAAAACGCAATGCCTGTTTCTGCGATTTTGTCGCAGAATTTCCCGCGGTCAGGGAAAGCATGAAGTTCTTGATCCCTGTGGCGGCAATTTCTGACTCCACGCCCATCCCGGCAATGGTTGCCCCCATTGCCGCGATTTCGCCGGAAGCCACACCTGCAACACCACCTAAAGGACCAATACGCGTAACAATATCGGAGATTTTCTTCGCGTTCGCCGGGCCGGTATTACCAAGGTAGTTGATTTTGTCAGCCAGCCCGGCCACTTCATCCTGCGTCATATTAAACGCAGTACGCCACTGGGCCATCATCTGCCCGGACTCTTCAGCCGTGGTATCAAAGGCCACGCCCATCTTCACCGCATCAGTGGCAAACTGCATCAGTTCATCACGTGCAATCCCGGCCTGACCACCCGCCGCCACGATTTCAGCGATACCTTCCGCCGACATAGGCAGTTCGGTTGACAGGTCACGCACCTGCTCCGTCATGGCCTTAAACGCATCCGGCGTATCCAGACCGTCCACCACTTTGCGGACATCAGCCATCTTCGATTCAAGGGTGATGGCTGATTTTACAGGGAGTACCAGTGCCCCCATTATTGCAGTACCCGCCCCGGCAGCGCCCAGAGCAAGGCTGGAGACTTCTTTCTGAAATCCCTTAAGCTGACGCTGCATACCTTTAAGCGGGCCGGATAGCCTGTCAACGGCGGTGATGATGGCTTTCAGCTGAAAATTATCAGCCATGCTTCATCTCCTCATTTATACGGACGGCCTCTGCCTCCAGATCAGCAAAGTGGGAAATAGCCGTCCGGCGAAGTTCAAGGGGGTTTAATTTCCAGAACCACGCGACATTGTAGAATCGCTTCCGGAGGTCTCTTCCGTCTCCAAGCCGGTAAAAAAACGCATTACAATCATGCCTGCCTTGAAAATATCCAGCTTCGTCATCTGCGCTGCAGACGAGCGCGGGATCCCGGCCAGAAGCGGGATATATTTCAGCGCCACCTGACTGTCCATTTTCATACCACCATCAGGCGAAACAGAGAAAGGGAACCCCAGCGCCTCAATCTCGTCATACGTAGGCTCACGTATTTCCAGCACATGCAGTGTTTCTTTGTGGGCGATGATCGGTTTTTTAAGTACAAGCTCAATCACTGGTAATCCCCTTCTTCACCGTGGAACTCAAGATCGACCGTGCCTTCTTCGGCATTATGGTTCGCTTCGCCGTGCAGCCAGGCAGACGACAGTACATAGACCTGACCGTTCGCCAGCTCGGCAGTGATGGTCATCTCATCAGACGAGGTGATTTTGCTCACCGGAAAATTCTTCGGCACCTTGAAGGTCCCTTTGACATAAGGCGCACGGTGAGTTTCCTTGCGGTCCACTGAACCGTCCAGGCCGATGATGTCATCATTGACCGTCCTGTTCATGGGCACCTCAATGCCGCCGGTCAGCGATAGCTGCTGACCGTCAATTTTGAAATAACAGGTTCCCCCGATACGGGCCATTATGCGGACTCCTCTGAATACTGAAGACGGAACTGGTTAACCACGGCAAAGACACGCAACTGGTTAACATAGTCAGGCGGGAACAGCGTGTTCAGGCGGTTCGGATCGCTGGCATCACGCTCCACAACTAGGTACTGCTTAAACAGTGCGTAGTTTTCCACGATCCCCGCACGCTCAAGCTGACGGTAGGTTGCCAGCAGTTCCCCTTTGATCACCGCCGGGGTGACAATCGCCTGACCGGGACCAAAGCGGGTACCGTCACTGGCAAGCTTGTGACGCCCGTACTTACTGGTAATGACGGATTTCAGTTTGCGCAGTACATACGCGCTGGTATGCAGAGTCTCACTGTCTAGGTAGCTGTTATCCGCAACCCCGTAAGCGTTTTTCCTGTACGTGGTGACATCACGCTGAATGCGCAGTACCCCGCTTTCGACATACGCCGTTGCCACGCCATGAGACAGCAGGGTCTGTTGTTCGGTCATCGTGAACCGTTTCCCCTTCGGCGCAGGCAGCATACCCACCAGCTCACCGGTCTGCGTGGGACGTGCCGGATCGTTGCGAATAAACACCGCTGCGCGGGCGGTACGGCTTGCCGCCAGTTCGTCGGCAGGCGTCTGGGTCTCTTTTTCGTACCCCGCCAGGGTAATGTGCTGCTGGTTAAACTGGTCACCTGCGGTCACCAGTTCTGACAGCGTGCCGATCTTTGCCGTATACACATGACCATACAGCTGACGCGCATAGCTCCAGCGACCGCTGGTATCGTTCATCTCGGTCACCAGCGTGTTAACGGAGGCCGTGTCGTTGAACGGCAGGCCGATATAATCAAACGGCTCATCCGCCATTGCAGCCACCGCGCCGGTGAGAACCGGAGCACCCGTTCCGGCGGTACCCGTCGCCACGGCAATCTGTACGCCCGCTGGCAGCACTTCGCCCCCACCAAAGCCGTAGTAATTGAGGCTGACAGGAATTTCATTCCCGCAAAGCCCCTTATGACGCGCGGTCAGTGTGACCACGCCTGCCGAAGATGAAGCCGTAAACGGCAGGGCCGGAACGGCATTGATGGCATCTTTGATACTGCTGGCAATCGTCGTGACGTTATCGCCGTTGGTCACCGGAGCCTGCACGCGGGTACGTCCCACATAGACATTCACCGTGCCGGTTTCGGTTGCCGCCCCGGTCACCGTCAGCGTAACCGTTGCCGCCGCGCCTGTGGATTCAGGAACGGCAATCACATACAGCTCACCAAACGGATCGGTCTGGCGATAAGCCTCGACCATACGCGCCAGCTGACTTCCCGCACCACAAATCTGGCGTGCATAGTCTGCCGACGGCATCAGTACCAGACTGTTGGCAACAATCTCTGCACCGTTATTGGCATGACCAATCAGCAGCGATGCTCCACTGTCCTGTGCAGTATTCGCCGCCGAGTTATCCATTTCCGCATAAAACAACGGAACCAGCGTATTCGACGGAATGGTGTTAAAGCTTATCGTCATCGGTATTCACCTTTTTATTCACGCGCCGGATATCACCCGCTGCTTCACGGCGCAGCCAGTAGTTGTTCTCGTCAACATTTCGCCCTTCGGCGGGCAAAAGGTCGCCGCGGGCAGGGTCAGGCACTGACCGCCCTTTAACAGGTTTCACAAACATGATGATTCTCAGGAAGGAAGGGTTATTTCGGTGTGATGTTCGATATCGCCGTCAGGCCCGTTACCGGGATCGAGATAATCAACATCAATCGCCAGCGTTCGCAGTTCATCCAGACTGTTCAGGTCATCCTGCTGGCGGGTATCGTCTTCAGTCAGCTCGCTGATGACCGAAAAATCGAACTGATAAATCAGCTCATGACGATTCAGATCCAGCAGCGTGCCGCCGTCATAGGTAATCGGGTTACCGCACGCCTCCGGGTTCCAGCCCAGCAGAGCCTTAAAGAGCATCTGCCGGACATCGTCCACCACATCATACGAGGCAAACTGACCGCGCTCATCACGCCCGTTACTCAGTATGACAACCACGGAGAAACCCTCTTTCAGCTCCTGCCAGTAGTCGGTCTGGCTTTTGTTTTCTCCCGGAGAATCATCACCCGGTACAACATATGCCGCCGGGAGTTTCAGCTTTCCGACCTCCGGCAGATTTTTGAACTGGGCCGCGCCTGCAACCCGGTTTTCAAAATACGGACAGCGGGCACGCAGTGCAGCAATAACAGGCGTCAGTTTCATCTGTGTCGTCGCTCCGGCTTCAGTGATTTACGCAATTCCCGCGCCAGAAAATAGCGTGTCCAGCTGCGGTTCTTTTCAAGAGTTTCCACCATGAAGTTATTACGTGGAGCCAGTCGCCAGCCGCTGCCACCGGATGCACCACGATGATGACTACGACGACGTTTTGCTCCTCCCCGGACACCAAAAAACAGAAATGCCGGATAGAAGTCACCAGAGATCATCCGGTTCCCCTTCCCGTTGCGCTGGTTAGGGGCAATGCGTGTCATAAAACCGGCTCGCTTTTTACTGGCTCTCGGCACCATATAACCAATCGAACGAGCCAGGCGTCCGGTCTGATAACCGGGGTTTTCACCTGGTACCGACCTCGCACGGCGCATCACCAGCCGACGGGCATCACGCATATGACGCTGCCCAATCGTGACAAACGCCCGCCGGACACGGGCGCGGTTAAAGCGCATCTCGGCGGGCTGCTGAACATCAACGTGAAAAAAGGGAGTCGCCATTGCTGCCTCCGTGACTCTGCCTACATTCGCCCAGCTCCGTACACTCCAGCAGCAGAAAGCGCCGCGCCCCGTTCAGATCACGCTGACGTTTCACCCGGTACACACTGTCATCACAGACCACCTCATAATCAGCAGTGATCCCCCGGCGGTAACGAATGGTGATGTAATGGGTGATGGCGTCCCCGGTCTGCGCGGTTTCCTGCCAGGTGGTGGCACTGGTCTGGATAACCTTCGCCCATGTCCGGAACGTAACCGGGTATTGAGGCTCCACGCCAAAGTTATCCGCGGGCATATCCACCCGCTGGCGGATCAGGACGCGTTTATTCAGTTCACCGGGGTCCGGCAGAATGTAGGTTGCGCTGGTCTGCGCCTGACGAATTTTCATTGCGGAAAGTACCTGTACGGGCCGACAAGCCAGCCAAAACTCTGCGGCATGTCGAGTTTCTCCACTTCAGTAACCGACGAGCGGTTTTCGTAAAAATGGCTGATAAGCATCAGCATCCCCAGACGAATATCATCCGGCAGGTGCAGCCCGTCCGGATCGCTGTCCGGAATGGTTTCATCCGGTGCATAGAGCTTCCGGTTCAGATACGTTTCCGTCCGCTTTTGTGCCGCACAGGCCAGCAGTTGCAGATGGCGGTCATCAGTATCGAAATCCTCATCCAGCCGGAGTTGGGCTTTAATCTCTTCCATTGTCAGAAGCATACTCAGCCCTCTTTACTGGTCGTGGCTTTTTTCTCTTTTGCCGCTTTACTGCTTTTTGCACTGGTTCCGCGCTCTGCTAACCCGGCCTGAAGTGCAATCTCCTGCACCCGGGCAGGAAGCGCCCCGTCGTCATACTCACCGGCCCGAATGACCTCAACACGCATACCGTCCGGTGACCATTTCAGATCTTGTTTCAGGATCATGATTCTTCACCCGTCAGAACAGGGGGCGCGGTTCCGCGCCCCTGAGTGATTACGCCGCTGCAATCTTCAGCAGTTTGATGGCCTGCGAATCGACCAGCATCCCGCCGGTGCGCTTGGTGGTATAAAAACCGACAAACGGTTTATTGGTGTACGGGTCACGCAGAATGCGGGTGCCGATACGGTCAACGATGGTGTAACCCCGTTTGAAGTTACCAAATGCAATGGCTTTCGCATCAGCGGCGATATCCGGCATCTGTTCGTTTTCAGCGATACCGTAACCCGCCAGAGAGGACGGCTGCCCCAGTTCCAGCCCCGGACGCCACAGATAGTTACCCTCGGTGTCTTTCAGCAGACGGATGGCAAACAGGCTGTTGTTGTTCATCATGAACTTCGCGCCAGTGCGGTGTGCCTTACGCAGCGTGTAAATCAGTTTGATAATGGCGTCTGCGGTCACCGCGGTCGCGTCGCCGGATACAATATGCTGAAGTTTGCCGAACGCCCGGACCTTGTCGGTTTCATCAGTGGATTCATACGCCAGGAACCCTTTCGGCTTCTTGGTGCCATCGCCTGAGGTAAAGGCAATTTCTTCCTGTTCGGCAAATTCGGTTGCCAGCTCGCTGTTAATCCAGGCCTCCACGTTGAAGAAGGCATCGTCCAGCATTTTCTGAGTAGCCTGCGGGTTGCCGTAGATTTCCCCCATGAGAGGTTCAATCAGCTCCAGTCTGGAGGTGGCAGTCTGGGATCGCGTATCCGTTTCCCCCACCCATCCGGAAGCCGTACCGCCCAGATTCACCAGTTTTTTGTAGTCGGAACCGCCAACGGTGATCACCGTGGCTTCCTGACGCATCACCACTTCATCTTTCAGCAGGTTAAGAATGTTGCGATCCAGTTCTTCCGGCACGGCGTAGCCACCGTCTTCATCGGTACCCACCTGCAATGCCTTACGCTCCAGATCGCGCAGACCGTCTTCACGGCCTTTACGTAGAAAGCCCACAAACGCCTCTTTATGCTCGGTGGCCAGTTTATTTTGCGCTCCACCAGCCGGACGTTTCAGCTCAAGCAGCTCTTTTTCAAGGTCGCTTTTGAGATTTTCCAGCTCGCTGAGTTTCCCGTTCAGGGTTTCCACCTGCCCGGCAAGCTTGCCTTTTTCCTGCTCAATCGCATCCACGCGCTTGTCGTTCTTTGCTTTGAAGTCGTCAAACTTCTGCTGCAGCTCCTGCGCGACCTGTTCGACATCTTTAATATCAACCGCCATCGTATTTCTCCTGATTAGAAGTTCAGATTTTTCAGTGCATTCAGTGCAGAGCCCACATCCTCAGCGTCGCGCAGGGACAGTGCGCCATAGCCCCCGGCCATGAATGCTTTGGCCTGGGTACGGGAGAGTCCGACATCACGCAGGACTCTTTCGATTTTTTTCTGTTCGGGGATTTCCCCGCGGGCCAGTGCGTTCTTGACGTCGCTGATCCGCGCCTCGTCGTTAGACGGGAACGTCACCAGGCTGACTTCCCAGAGGTCGATTTCTTTCAGCAGAAAGGCTTCTTTGCTCCGGTCGTATTCCCAGTCTTTCAGGACGTACCCAATAGAAAGGCCGGTTAACGAACCGGCCTTCATGTGTGCATGTGCGCGTTTTGCGAGGGGATCATCATCAATAAGCAACCGTCCCCTGACGTAAAGCCCGACATCGTCTTCCTTCATTTCGGTGTAAACACCGATGGGTTCATCCATGCGGTGCTGCCAGAGCAGCGCAGGTAACGCTTTTCTGTCACTCCACGCCCGCAGGGAAGCAGCAAATGCCCCGGACATCACCACATCATCGTGGCTGTCCTTTACACCAAAGACGGAGCCATACCCTTCAAACTCACCGGAGTCACTGACAGATTTCAGACTCAGCGGTACATCAAGACGTTGTTTCGTCTGCATTGGCGTTATCCTTCTGCTTACCGGCTTTACTGCCATCGGAGGGTTTCGTGGTCATGTTCATCGGTGTGAGATAGACATCACCACCGGGACGCGGATTCATATCTTCCAGGTCGCGGCAGTCATTGGGAGAGTAAATTCCCCAGTTAATCCCGGTGGCGTAGGCTTCAAAACGGGACTTCATATCCCCGCGCAGTAACGCCCCGGCGTTAAATTTGGCGTAATAAACGCCCTGCTTACTTTTTCGTACCAGTCCGGTGTTGATCCGCTGCTCAATGCGGGTCAGATACGGCACCAGTGAATAGTTGATAAATCCCAGCCCCAGTTCTTCGATATTGTTGAAGGTGGCACGATCGGTGTTCTGCACCATGTGCAATGGCACACGGAACAGACGACAGATTTCTTCAAGCTGAAACTTGCGGGTTTCCAGGAACTGGCTGTCCTCGGCGTTCAGCGCCATCGACTTCCAGTCCAGCCCCATCTCAAGGATCATCGGGCGGTGAGCATTGCCAAGCCCGGTGTGACGCTCCTCAAAATCTTTCTTCAGGCGCTCATAAGCCTGATCTGACAGCGTCTGCTCTGTACGCAACACACCCGACGTCACCGCGCCATTGCTGAACAGTCTGGCCCCGTGCTCTTCGGTCGCAGCTGCCAGCGATATTGCCTCGCGGGCATAGGCGATGGGATTCAGCCCCACCAGTCCGTCCAGCGTCAGCGTACGCACATGCCAGATATCCTCCTGGCTCAGTACATCCGTGGAGCCATCCGGGAATGTGACCTGATAGATCGGCTCCCAGCTACTGTTAAGCTTCGGTACCACACAGCCGGGATCGACGGGCAGCAGTTCAGCCACTTCGCCAAATGCTTTCACTTTGTAGGCGTAAAAGTTTCCCCGCAGGCACAGACAGGTGACCACCAACTCCCAGAACTCCTGCGGCGTCATATAGCCATTGGGATGCGTGGAGATCAGCTTATGCAGACGTTCGCCAGTGGCTCTCTGCTTCAGGCTGCCGTTCAGGTGATACAGATTGCAGGGCAACATCCCGACCGACTCTGCCAGCACCCTGACGCAGGAAAAAACCGCCGTCAGTCGCATGGCCCGCTGGCTGCTGATCTGCTTTCCGGTATAGGTGTCGTATGACAGCCCGATAGCATCCGCCAGCTCTGCTGGCGTGGTCACCGGTGTGTCACTTTTTCGTTGAAATAATCCCGAAAAGAACACTATTTACCTCCACCAACAGACAGCTGTGTACGGTCGAGATATCGCGCCACCAGCCACGACCAGAACAGGCACAACGCCCCGGCAACAACAAACCCCGCAGGGGGATAAATCAGCCAGGCACCATACGCCAGCAAAAGCACCCCCAGCACGCCCACCAGAGGCGCGAGAATCAGCATGATCATAATTACCTCAGTTAAAGCGAGCGGATCCCGTAGGACTCAATGTGATCAGACAGCGTGTCTTCTTTCTCGTACAGCATGGCTCTGCCAACCGCCATAATCAGCGCAACTGCACCGTCAATTTTGTTTTCCGCCTGCTCTTTGACGGGTTTCACCACATCATCGTTACCCGGCATGTTTTTGCCGACCACGTTGCCGATACACCAGGTCATGATGGGATTGCCGTCATGATGAAAACGTCCCGATTCAATCGCTGCTTCCAGCTCTTTCATCGGATCGGACATATTGGTGAAGTTCTGGAAGATAGTGACGGGATTCAGGTCTTCATCAGCAAGGTCATGTGACAGCCCGGTCGCCCCGAAGGGGTCGATGGGTGACTCGCTGACCGGGCTGATTTTGTTCGCCGCTTTGGCCTCTTCGAGGATGTAGCGATAATCCACCTCTGCACCATCGGTAACGGTCAGGACGCCCATTTCCACCCATTTCTGAAAGCGTTCGGCTGTCCGGCGATCTTCATTTTTCTCGACGCTGTACACCGTGTCATACGGTACCCAGAAACGCGGGGCCACACTGTAGTAATGCGTTTTACCGTCAATCTCGCGGGTATAAAGTCGCGCCATGCTGTTCATATCCAGTTTACGCGCCAGGTCAAAGGCCAGAATGCACGGCTGCCCCTCGAATTGCTCAAGAGTCAGTGATTTATCCTCGCAGCTCTGCCAGCTCACCAGGTTGAAATACGCCGAACGCGCCGACACCCAGATATTGAGGTGTTTTGTTTTAAAGACGTTTGCCAGACGGGCGTTATTTTTCGCACGCTGTTGCTGACTTAACAAAAACTCACGGTAAACCGACACCCCGATATTCGGGTTGGCTTTTTCCAGCACCTGTGGGTTGGTCCAGTCGTCACCTTCGTCAACGGTATAGATGATCCCGAACAGTTCATCGTTGGGTACCGAACCGTTGAGCATCTCGATAACTTCCCGCCGTTTGTCGTAGCACGGCCCCTCAATGTTGTACCCGGCAGTAGTAATGGCCCACATCAGTGGCTGACGTCGCGCCCCCATCCCGGTAAGCATCGTGGTGTAAAGCGCATCGGTGGCGTGCTCGTGATATTCATCCACCACCGCACAGTGGGGTGATGATCCATCACCGGGGTTACCGATCAGCGGTTCAAACCGCGCGCCATCCTCCGGACGGTTCATGTTTGAGGCGTTAACCTCAATCCCGAACGCTTCCGTCAGCATGGGTGTGCGTTTACACATCAGTCGCGCCGGGCGAAAGACTTCCCACGCCTGTTTCTCTGTCGTGGCACCGGAATACACTTCCGCGCCAAACTCGTTATCACAGGCAAAACAATACAGGGCGACACCGGCAGAGATTGCCGATTTGCCGTTCTTACGGGGGATTTCGGTATACACCTCACGGAAGCGGCGCAGCCGGGAGCCTTTATTGACCCAGCCAAACGCGCAGCAGATCACAAAGAGCTGCCACGGCTCCAGCGTGATGGGCATCCTCTTAAATGCCCACTCACCCTTGGTGTGCGGCAACAGCTGAATAAATTTGGCGGCCCGTTCAGCCAGGTCCTTGTCGAAGCGGTAACGAAACGACTTACTTTTTTCCGCCATCAGGTCATCAAGATGGCGCTGGCAGGCCTGAATCACAAACTGGCAGGCCACAATCTTTCCCCGCACGACATCACGGGCATACTGATTGGCAGCATTTACGTTGGGGTAAGATTTCCGGCTCATGATTCGATGATTTTCAGAAACGGGTTAGTGGCTTTCTTCTGCCCCGCCAGGCCTATCAGACGCTGGCGGCTGCTGGGGTCGAGTCCGAGCATTGCCCCCGTGCTGCTCATCTCGGACTCCTGTTCTTTCTTGGCGGTCAGCTCCGGGTTTTTGACCCTGCCGCCCATTGCACCGGTGATGGTGTTGCCCTGGCTGGCAATATTTTTCACGGCACGTCGCCAGAACTCATAGGCCACGCACCACCGCTCAAGTACCGCCAGGTCAGTCACGCACAGCAGGCCCTGACCGCAGAGTTCTTTGGTTGTCAGTTGCCACATGATCGTGGCGAGAGGGAGATCTTCTTCTGCGAACCACTCCGGTGGCTCAACACCTTTGATGGGCGTAAAAACAGGTTCATCTTTGTTCAGGGCTCGCTTGCCGGGGTTTCCGGCCAGCGCCTTGCGCGCCGTTGGCTTGGGGCGACGCCCGGAACGCCCCGCCGTTCCAGCCATATGCGGCACTCCTGGTTAAATTTCATTTTTCGCGGGTATAAAAAAACGATGGGGCGGGCAGTCCGGAAGACGTCAGGTCACAGGGATTTGACCCGCCCCTCCCCTCAGACAGTTGAGAATTATTATCACTTCAGCCGTTCACGGGCCGTCTTCGCCTTATGACACGGCCAGCACAGACTCTGCAGATTACAGTCGGCATCAGTGCCGCCATGCGCTTTAGGGATGATGTGGTCAACGGCTTTCGCCTCACGCACCACACCGGCACGCAGACATAACTGACACAGGCCTTTGTCACGCTTCAGGACACGCGCGCGGATACTGTCCCACTTCGAACCGTAGCCGCGCTGATGACGGGATTGTCTAGGTTTGTATTGCTTCCAGCCTTCGCTTTTGTGCCTTTCGCAATAGCCTGACGGGTCAGTCGTGGTATGGCGGCAACCGCGAACACGGCAGGCTTTTGGGATTCGTGGAGGCATTGAAGACTCTCTTTGATGTGCATGTGTGGTGCGCATAAAAAAGCCCCGCATGTGCGAGGCTAATGATTTGCATAAATTTGTTGTTTCAGTCTAGCTTTATAAGTTTTACGGGTTTCTCGCCTGCTTCTACACACCAGTTGTTGTACTCATGTACAGCTCGCATCAGCTCACCATCATAGTGACCAACCTTCTCTACAAGGGATGTAAGCGATTGGGGGTTGAATTCAACAATTTCTGGTGGGATGAGGTTTACATTCCCTTTCTGATGAAGGGCATAGACAGCAGTACGTAAATCACCAATAGCTTTCATTCGTTCAGCATGAAGATCTTTGATCTTTTCATTAAGGATTTTGCAGCGACCTATTGCTTCATAATTCAGTTCAGACATTCTGCCCTCCTATTAAAATTCGTTATCTTTAGAGATAACTCTATATTAAGAATGATTTTCTTTATCCTTAAAATAATACCCAATTATAAATCCTAATGAAGTACCAAGGGCAGTAATCATTATTGACAATACCTTTTCCAGCTCGAGTGGCTTTAAATATTGAACGTAATCATCAACACCTTTGCTCTTTAACTCTAAAGCCCAATTCACAACAGAATTATTATACCAAAGAACAAAAAGACAGCTAAAAATAAGAAGGCAAAAAAAGAACCAGAGAAACGTAATAGTTAAGGCGCTTCGTGTTTTACCATCAGTATGCTTAGAGTTAACAGCATTTTCCTCTGCTTTTCCAGCTGACTCTTCAATTTTTTTATTTTCGATCCTGGCTACTTTTAATCTATCAAGGATGCTTCCAACATCTTCAATCGACATTTGAATTCCCTCCCGCAATTTTAGATAAGGAGTTCATAGCCTCAACATAGTCTGAACTTAAAGACTCATTATATTTTTCAATACTCGAAATTCCATTTTTCACAACTGGGCTAATTTTTATGTAGAGAGCAACCTGTCCTTTTTCAAACTCAGAGAGATTATCACCAGAGTTTTTGCGGATATCCTCAATTGAGTTCAATAGCTCTGTAATAAGAACCATGTGAGCATCAGCCATCGCAGCAGATGCTGCTCTGAACTCCGCAATCTTTTCAATAGCTTGTTTGATTTTTATGTTTGACATATTATCTCCATCATATAATGTTCATATTCTCTCACTTATCATCAAAAATGACAAGCTAAGGGAACCACTTAATTTATATGTGGAAAGAATGATTAAATTTTTCAATCTTAATATATACATCACATCAATTATTAAAAGTAACAAAACACTTGTCTACTTATAACTTTATTGTTTTTCATATTTAGGTAAGCATGAGCAATAATTATATCGTATTCTGTGTGGTATATTATATTCATCTACTAACAAGAAAAATATACCACTTCAAATTGTACGTTTGTATTTCTTATGCATACCGCGCTCAACAGAGTCACCAGGAATATGGTTAATAGTCTGCTGTATATTTCTGGCCTCTTCCGTTGCCTCTACACGGTGTCCTGCTGCTGAGTGCTTAGCCGCTGCGTTAACTTCAGTGTATAACAGAGCAGTTTTAACCTCTTCTTTTACTAGTGCCACGGATACGCCCTAGGCCAACAACTCCAGCGATAACAGTGATAACCAAAGCAACCAGTCCAATAAATCTTTCGATACTCATTGCATCAGAACAGATTTTGCCAAATTAACAGAACGGGCGTGGTATAACACTTCGAAAACACGATCAATCTGCCTCTTTTAATTCATGCATTGAGTTCTGATGTATTCCTGTAGGTAATTAACCTGTGCGGTTATCCTGTCGATTCCACTTCGGAGACGGTAATAATTGAATTCAGCATCTGCTGTAAGTCCTGGGCTTTCTCCATCGCCCATGCCGCTGGCTCTGGTCGTTGATTTTGCACAGGTGGCGGCGACTTGCAGGCGCTTACGCCCAGAAGAAACATCAGCACGGAGACTTTCGATAGTCGCATTAGCATCAGCAAGCTCCTTTGTGTATCTGGCGTCAAGTTCTGCTACGTCACGTTGACGCTTCTGCATATCAAAGATGGTCGCCATAGCCGAATCTAATGCCATAGCATTCTCATCACGCTGCATTTTGTATTCAATGGCTTTATTGTGGTAACGATTCACTGAACAGATGAAAGAACCAATGACAGTAACGAAGAAAGCAACGATAACCAGCTTATAGCTCAACTTCATTTACCACCCCGCCAGCCTCTTTGAATCGGGCAATCAGGTCACCGATTTTATGTTCATACTGACCGTAACCAGCGCCGGGTAATGACGCCCAGATATTGCTGCAACGATCGATAGCCTGACGGATATCACCGCGATCAATCATCGGTAAAGCGCCACGCTCTTTAATCTGCTGCAATGCCACTGTGTCCTGGCTTTTGGGGGAGAAGTCTTTCAAACCAAGCTGTTTACGGTAAGCATCCCACCAGCGTGAAAGAAGCTGATAACGTCCGGCTGCTGTTGATTTGAGTTTGGGGTTTAGCGTGACAAGCTTGCGAGGGTGATCGGAGTAATCAGTAAATAGCTCTCCGCCTACAATGACATCATAACCATGATTTCTGGTTTTCTGCCGTCCGTTATCCGTTCCTTCTGACCATGCCACCATATCGAGGAAAGCTTTACGCTGGGAATTTAGTACCTGCATAAATTACTCCTTAGAGCCACCAAACTTGTTACCGATTACTCTCATTGCAGCCCCACGAATAGCATCAACACCGATCAACCCCACCCCACCACCAATGGCAACAGATAGTGATTTAGGCCATCCGACATACTCAAGAGCGGATGCAAAAGTCAGCGTCAGAGCGCCACAGAGTAGAATTTCGAGTGTTTTTCGCTTCCAGCCGCCACCACCGCCAAAATAGGCAATGCGCAAACCAGCCATAACAATCGACATAATCACTGCGCCCAGCGGTGTGTCTCCACGCCACCAGCTCTGGACCAACTCCAGCCAGGTATTTGGGTTATGAGGCATTTGTAGTTATCTCTCACCTCGCCGATACAAGAGGTGCAAATTGAGGGAGTACCACGAACCGCAAATCAGAAGCGGAAACGTAAAAGAAGCCGAGCCAATGGATAAGAGCTAGATAGACCAAGCCCAACGAATACCAAAGCCCAGAAACGACAAAACCCGCTCGACGGCGGGTTTAAGCTGTGTGGCGAAGCAACCACTCTTAACAGATTACAAGAATTTTTGCGTACGCGTTAATTTTTTTGTATTTTTCTCATTACACAATATATAAACCCTATGTAAAAAATGACAGCAGAAATAGCCGTATTTAACAAGACCGCAGTAGCTTTAGCCGCAGATTCAGCTGTAACAATTTCTGGAGGCGGCAAACATAAAATCTATAATGGCGCTGAAAAGCTTTTCGCTCTAACTAAACATCATCCTGTAGGTTTGATGGTATATGGAACTGGTGATCTCTGCACAGCTCCATGGGAGCTTATCATCAAGGCTTATAGAAAGGATTTAGGCTCTAAATGTTTTGACTCTTTGGAGGAATATGCTGAGGATTTCTTCAATTATCTACAGTCGGCTAAATCAATCATCACACCAGGTATGCGTGAGGCTCATCTTTATCACTTCCTGAGCGAGATTGTATTCAGCATGCTTGTTGATGCTTTTTCTGAAGGTCTCGAACCAACATATTTCGTTAACTTCAATAAGAATCAATTTATTACAGACCTTACAAATTATTGCAACGATCTCCTTACAAAATTATCTGATATTAATTACTTTGATGGTTTTACTCCGGATGATGAACAAGCAGCCCAAACCTATGCTTCATCAGTTGCCCAACGCATCATTGCTCAAAAGTTTAGTGACTTTGATCCAATATCCATAACTCCACAGTTGACAAAAGTAGTTAGTGATGTTTTGGCAGCTATGATATGCAAGCAAAGTGATATCGGTTCCGTCTCTGGGATTGTGATTGCAGGTTATGGCGATAAAGACTATTACCCTAAAGTATTATCATATGAAGTTTGTGGCTTCTTTAATGATAAAATCAGGAAAACTACAGATGCTGACAAGTGCTGCATCACTCCTAATTGCGGCGTGACTCCTTTTGCGCAAGAGGATGAAGTTTCTGCTTTCATGCAAGGAGCTAGTTCACATCTTATCCAAAATCTTCATGCTGAGTATCAACGTTCTATCGTCGATTTACTTGATGGTATTGATTCAGTAATCACAGATTTGGTGCCTACTTCAGATATCGAAGGAGCTAAGGATGCTATAGTTGATGTAGTGCGCAGAACTGTTTCCGATTGCAAGGGGCGTATTGATAGCTTTGTCCGAGAAAACTATGTTGACAAAGTCGTAAATATGATCGAGTTTTTACCCAAGCAAGATTTAGCTTATATGGCTGAATCATTAGTAAATTTAACCGCTTTCAAGCGCAAGGTCTCCGATGATACTGAAACAGTGGGAGGCCCCATAGATGTTGCAATCATTTCTAAAGCTGATGGTTTTATCTGGGTTAAACGTAAGCACTATTTTGCAAAAGAACTGAACCATCACTACTTTTCGCGGTCATAGCAACAAATAGACAAGGGGAACACATGTCACTTAAGCAAGCCTATGAAAGAACTCAACCCAAAAGCATCAATGATTTCTTTCAGTTGAGTACTTCTGGAAAGAGTCGACGCACTGTAACAAGCCAATCCAACTTCTTTACTAAATTGAACAAAACATTACCTGCACAATCCTAAAAAGTTAAAAGCCACTACGGTGGCTTTTAACTTTTATTTACATGCCATAACGCTCGTAATCCCCTCTACAAAACCAATTGCAGTTTGCAATTCCTTTCTAATCGTGCCATCTGAACACCTTCTCTTCTTGGCAATAGTGCGTAATGAGATACCAATAACAAAGTGAGCTATGATGAGCTCATATTCCTCTGGTTTATACTTTCGCAACCGAGCCACACAACCGTCTATTATGATGCCCTCATCATCATCGCACTGAATCCGGGACTTTCTGCCATGAGGTAAAAGCCCCTTGAAGCCTGCTGCTATAGGTTGCCAATCCACACTACTGTTATCTGCTGCAGCCCATGCTCCCCAGCGGTCCAATACTTCATACATATCACGCATCAACCTTCTCCACAAAATCAGGCCAGCACGCCAATTGCCAGCGCACGATCGATAAAACGAAATATCAGCTCCAGCTGGGAGCCATACTTCTCTTCAAATGCCACGGTATCCACATGCAACTCGTCGTGATGCTTTCTGCACAAAGGCAACACAAAGAGGTCATGCGCTTTTGTTCCCATTCCACCCTGACCGTGGCCTATCAGGTGGTGGGGATCATCAGCAGGTTTTCCACAACATGCGCACGGCTGCGTCTTAACCCATCGCGTGTACTTTTCATTAACCCAGCGGCGACGTTTGGGGCGTAACATAAAAGACTCCGGCGACTCCGGCTCCACTTTCAGCGCCAGCACCTTTTTCGCCTTATCCTGGATGATGCTGGTGGCAGGAACCGAAGGCACAAGGTCACTTTCCCGGGTAACAGACGGCACAACAGGCTTCGGTAATCTCAGTGCCTTACGGGCTGCACTTTCCGGTAAGGCATCCGCCAGATCATTACGAATCAGCCACCAGCACAGTTCCGGTATTGTCACAACGTGACTGTCATCAAAACCGAGATCCCGACGCACAACAGACAACACCCAGCGGGCACAGTTATCCGTTGCCATTGATTCCAGCCGTTCCGTGAACTGATCGCGCAGCTGGTTATCGCAGTGCCAGCACAGACGGATTGCGCCCGGAGCGTGTCGCATTGTGGTCATGTTCTCGCTGTGCCAGTCGGAATGAGGCCACTGGCAGCCTTTTTCACGAAGTAACCAGCTTTCAAGACATTCCACGCCACCAGCACGACGGATCACTGCCTCATTGCGGAACACGGCCTGAACGGCAGGATCATCCGCCAGCGGTTGTGATGCCGCCGGAACGGCACCACTGGCGAAAGATGAATAACGTTCCGGCTCAGGCTCCAGCAGGACACGCCCCTGCATAAACAGGGGCATCAGCTCTGAACCTGGCCTGAACAATACGATCCCCATACGCGGGGCAATTTCAGGGGTCAGTAGTGCTCTCACGGTCACCTCAATGAACAGTATCGAGCAGCTTTAACAGCTCAGGGAATCGGGATTCGAAGAAATGCGGCTGCGTCTCGCGCGGATTTGCGGGACTGGTGATGTTCTTGCCGAACATGCAACCTTTCGCTGTCAGCGACCAGAATTTTTTGATGTTGTTAATCGCGGTACGGCTGTATCGTTCGCGTTGTTCAACGATCCCCAGCTTCGCCATCTGGTGATATGCCTGATTAGCCGTAAGGCGGATACCATACTGTTTCAGCAGTGCACTCAGCGACAGCGTAGGACGACTTGAGCCATCAGGCGCGTCAGCAGGAGCATCAATGGCATAGCGCGGTGCCAGATTCGGTAAGCCAACAGCCTCCTGGAGTTTCTGACAGGCACCAAGCACTGAAGAGTTAGACAGGTTTAATTCCCGGCGCATAAAGTCCAGCAGAATCACACCAGCCTGCATCTTGTCAGCAGCCTGTCCGGATAATTTTTCCGGTGCGCTGGTTACCATGTCGAAAGTACGGATCACCTTCAGATGGAATGACGGGCTGATCCACATTGCATAGGCATACACCAGTTCCTTGCAGACATACGTTCCCCGTTCATTTCCCCCATGAATCACACTCACCGGGTCAACACCCAAATTCTGGGTGTTGGTCAATTCATGAACAAGCTCAACAGTTTGTTGGCTGGAAAGAAACTTTCCTGGCTCCTTGGTTCTGGCATTTGCACCAGATGCTACTGCTGCGCGATGCAGATCGTTCAGGCTGTAACGCCCATAAGCATCACGACGAACTTCAATACCATCAATGACCATCAGATTATTCATACTTCGTTTCTCCTCTTAATCAGGCGGCTGCACCCGCCGGTTTCTCATACTTACTGATAGTGATCTCGACCTTCCCTTTCGGGATAACCGGTCCCCACTCCACCAGCATTCTTTTCACCTGTCTGTCGTCTTCCCACACACCCGCGTGGGTCAGGGCGTCAAACAGAGCCTTGTTATAGTTGTCCAGATCGCGGATCCGGTTATCCGGAGGAAACAACACGATCTCCACTGAAGCAGGTGCCGACGTTGGTTTCGGCAGACGACGTAACTGCTCAACTATTGCTGCGCACGCCGCGCTCTGGAATTTTCGCCCCGCCGCGCTTATCAGACTCTTACCAGCAAACGCCCCTTTGTTGGGGTGTCGCCAGTAAGTGTTCACGCTGGGCGGGAAAGGCAAGATCAGCTTCATACTTTCAGGCCTCTCTCATGTAACCAGTGGGCTGCACGCAGCCTGGCGTTTTCCTCACCGGCAAGCAGTGCGCGGATAATCCCGACCGCCTCGCTGTCGTCGTCCTTCACCGCGGTATGAAGCGTTATCCCCCGGGCCACGCCACGCTTTATCGTGATGACGCCTTTTTTCTCCAGTGCACGAAGATGCTCTACCGCTGCATTCACTGAACGGTATCCCAGCATGGTTGCCACCTCCTGATTGGTTGGCGGAAAGCCACGCTCTTTCTGGTAAGAAATCAGCATATCCAGCACCTGCTGCTGGCATTGAGTTAACGTCGTCATGCCGCCATCTCCCTGACCAGTTTTTCCGCCTGCTGGCGAACCTGCACCAGAAAGGCTTCACCACATGCCTCAAGTTCATCGCGCCCGATGTAGCTGATTGCCGGTCCCTTCCAGGTCTTGTCGAAAACAGCAATAGCACCAGCGAAGAAAGCTCCTGTCGGCACCTGCTTCTCATCCTTCGGGATAAACCAGGCAGGCAGTTCAAAACCAATACGCCCGCGAATAAAAGCAATATGGTCCGCATCTTCCGGCCACCACACTTCGCTGGTGGCAGCTTTGATCAGGAAAACATAGCGCCCGCCCTTATCACGCATGGCACTGGCATGTTTCATGATGTAACGCATGCCGGTGATGTATTGCCCCTCATGCTGACTGGCGCGGCTGTATGGGGGATTACCAAAGGCAGCACCTTTAAGCTCCGCAAGACGTTCTGACCAGTCATGCGCCAGCGCGTTATCTTCCGCCGTGTAATACGCGGCACATTTGGCGTTATCACCGTCAGTGAACAGATCCAGAACAAACGGGCCAAACAGGGTGTTAATTCCCCAGAAAATGTTGTCCGGCGTGCGCCACTGATCGCCCACTTCCTTCAGTTCATGGGCTGGTTTGTTCCGCAGTTCCACCAGCGCCTGGCAATATTTATTACTCATTAAGCCCCCACGTAATTCCCTGACAGATACCACTCTTCACCCGATGCAGCGCGCTTGCTGCTTTTCCGTAAGCACCGCTCACGGCGCGCCAGAAAATTGTTTCGTTCTGACTGGGAGTGGCTTTCACGGAATGCCGCCATCCACACGGTTGCAGCACGACGGTATAAGCCCCTGGACTCCAGTTCTTCAGCCTGGCGGGTCAGGCACAAAATCACCCGGGGATCGTTAGTGCCGACATAGAAATTACGCACAGGTTTGGTTTCACGAACTGGTTGCGGTTCCGGCTCCTGCGCTCTCTCAGTCAGGCGCGGGAAATGTCTGCGTGTATCTCCTTCACAACGGTGAGCCACACGCCCACTCTGACGTAACTTGCTTGCAGACTGCAGAACGCGCTGCCGTGAGTAACCTGCAAAAGCATCCGCAATGTCTCCGGAAGTACACCCCGGATGGGCTTCAATGAATTTCTGAACTTCATTCAAAAGACTCATAATCACCCCCTGAATCCTGCCGGGATCTGGCTGTAGTCCACGTTGTCGTAACTGGATTTGAAGTACGGGTCTTCGCGTTTTTCGGTGTACGTGCTTACGGACGGCGATAAGCGCAGGGAAAGCTCATCCCATTTTTCCCGCAGCTTCGACGGGCTGAGCACGTTACGGCACCAGAACGGATCGCGGCTGACGCGGCTGTACATCTCGCAGATTTGTTTATGAGTACGCCCATCCTGTACACACATCAGGCGAATTTCGTTTGCCCAGGCTGTCCAGTTCGGTTCTTTAGGACGTACCACTTCGCCGTCACATTCGGCGGCCTGCTCGTACAGAGCGATGATTTTTTTCCAGAGCCACTGTGCGCAGGTCAAATCATCCTGCGTTCCCCACTGGCGCTTTTTAGGGCTGAATACAACCGCATCAGGATGGCGAGTTAAAAAATCCTGTTCATCCGTCTGCGTGTCCGGTTGCGAAGCGTCCGGACGAGAAGGTTTTTTATCTGACGGATCATGTTTTGATTTTACTGACGGATCCCCGCCAGATTCTGACGGGTGAAAACCCGCTTTTTTGCCAGATTTCGACGCATCAAATTTTGACGGGTCAGATTTTGATGCGTCAGATTTTGACGGGTCAGAATCTGACAGTTGAGAAAATGCCGCTGCCTGAAGCTTCGCAACGTTAAGCTGATAAACATTCGACGCATTGCGGTTACCCTGGCGACGCGCCTTACGCGTTAACCAGCCTTCTGCTTCCAGCCGTGCGATAGCCGTTCTGACGGTACTCATCCCCGCGCCAATCTGACGGGCAATGGTTTCAATTGATGGCCAGCACACACCTTCGTCATTACTGAAATCAGCCAGGCGGGCCATAATTGCCACGCTGGATAATTTCATGCCTGACGCAGCGCAACCATCCCATACATAGCCGGTTAATTTAGTGCTCATGACCGACCTCTATTTCCCTGAATTTACGACGAAACTGTTCGAGCGGACTGAAGCATTCATGCTCATAGCCTTCGCGGAGGTAGATAACCCGTTGTGTTTCCGGCTCCCAACGAATGACTCTGACGGGTACTCCGTAGTGATCTTTGAACCAGCGGTTAACTTGTCGCAAAGGACTGTCTCCTTTTGCCGGTTAAAATCACCCACAGCCCACTCTGCAAAGCTGTGGGTTACAATTACCCTGCCACCTGGTACATTTACTGCATAGCAATACTCCACCTTCGCTTTTCCACCCGGTACAGGAAGCGCAATCAGTTGCGAGCGACGGTAGTGTGTTGTTAAACTGTTCATGCGTTAGTTTCTCCACAGTCACGACACGCCACGGCGCCCGGAGCTGCACACTCGCGGGCGTCATTACTTTCTGAAATGCAAAAAATTTTGTAGACCAGTGCTGCATGCTCCTGCAGCTTCGAAATTGAGAGGTACAGCTCGTCGTTAATTGCTGTCTTCTCATGCGGTTCCACTACACCGTCTTCAATTGCTGAACGAATCTGTTTTGAATAACTGCCGATCTGTTCAATGACTTCCAGCAGGCGTTGGTTGATATCGGCGTTGTCCACATCCTCGACGTCAGGAAGAGACACAAAGACGCCATTTGCAGACTGCGCCACAGCATCAGCAATGAAGTGAGTGCCACCAGCACGCTGTAAAACCATTGCCCATCCCAGCGGGAAAATCTGATCGCCATCTGCACGAAGGCGGTTGAATAAAGCGTTTTCTGTTACATCGAGCCAGTCAGCCGCTTCAGCGTAACCACCCGGCAACGCCGCGATAGTTTTTCTGACAGCTTTCACGTACCACTCAGGCTGTTTTTCTATTTTCCAGTGATGCTTACCCACGGTTAGCCTCATCGTTCTGTGGTTTCTGTTAATCGATTTATCCATTAGATTTTTCATAAAGCTCAGGTTTAAATGGCAACCGTCCGCAAGTTCTATATGCAGCTTCTGCTGCACGTCCTTTTGGAATTAACTGGCCCGGACGGTTTCGCCACTGATAAACGGCTTCAGTTGTTATGCCGAAAAAAGCAGCAACTTTCTCAATACTGCCGAAGTAGCTTTCGATATCGTCAGTTGTCATACGCCCTCCAAACTAAGTTTTATTAGATGCTAATTACAAATCTATCTTTGGTCAATAAAAACTAAGATTACTTAGCAATTCAAGAAATGGTGCTCCTATGGAAACGGTTGGTCAGCGTATAAAAGCTCTGAGAAGAGTTACCGGAACGTCCCAGAAAGAATTGGGTAAATTTTGTGGAGTAAGCGACGTTGCTGTGGGGTACTGGGAGAAAGACATCAATACCCCTGGTGGGGAGGCACTTTCGAAATTAGCGAAGTTCTTCAATACGTCAATAGATTACATTCTTTATGGTGCTGAGTTTGAAGGCAAACTCGTCACAAACATGCGCAGAGTTCCTGTAATATCGTGGGTTCAGGCTGGGCAGTTTACTGAGTGCAGGGCAGCAGAAGTGTTTAGTGAAGTGGACAAGTGGGTAGATACATCATTAAAGATTGGTGATAACTCATTTGCATTAGAGGTTAAAGGTGACTCCATGACTAACCCTAATGGCCTCCCAACAATACCAGAAGGCGCAACAGTGATTGTAGATCCAGATGCAGAACCTCGTCATGGAAAAATAGTCATCGCTCGACTTGATGGAACAAACGAAGCTACAGTAAAAAAATTAGTCATCGATGGCCCTCAAAAGTTTTTAGTGCCATTAAATCCTCGGTATCCCAACATCCCTATCAATGGTAATTGCCTTATCATTGGTGTAGTCAAAGGAGTTCAATACGAACTCTAAGACCTCTCTTCTCTAACTAAGGCACCGAACTAAGAAAAGTTTGGTGTTTTCTCTTGCCATAATAACTAAGTTAAGTTAGATTTTATATCAAAGATAACGAACAGGCAGGACGCCCACGAAGTAGCCGCCTGGGGCATATGAAGTCCAGGATGATTCGTTGAGTCATGTTGTGTCACCAGGCACTCATGTTAAAGCAGGTGTATGAAATGAAAGTCCAGATTTTAAACAATAACTGTGAAGTCGTTTGGGCGTAAAACATGACCGCGCGTAGACCAAGGGAGGAAAAAGTGGGAATAGTTAGAAATCAAGCAGATATATTGAAAATCAGCTCTGAATTACTTGGAGTTTTGAAAAGTGAGCTCACCGCACATGGCATCGAGCCCACTGACGAAAATTTAAGTTGGGTTTTGTCGATTATTCAACAATCACTCAAGCCCAGCCTCAGCAAACTTTTTATCGAGTAGTGCTTCGAACTTATCGTAAAGCTTGCTTATGTCGTCTATCGGGTTTTCTGACGTACTGTAATTTTTATCTGATGTCATGGCAGCAGTCTGATATGCAGTGTGAGTCTTAACCGATAGTTGGAATAAATAAAGAATTTTTTCTTCTTTGGTCATAACTATTTCCTTCTTGGCTATATGAAAACACCAAGATACCACCGAGCCTGAAGTGGTGAAAAGACAGGCACATAACAGCTAAGTATTTTCAACCAAAGAGAATCCTTAGCGTTGTGGTGAATGCGGCTCAGCGCACGCGGGTTAAGGTTGAGGCTGACAGTCGACCTTCTGTGGATACCCACCCGTCTGGTGTGCAACCTTCGCCAGGCACCGGGAGGCACCCGGCACCACAACTTTATGCTGTGTGTAGTCCTGGCTGTACCAGTTTGTACCCTTGCTTCCGGCTGGTACCGTCCTTTTTACAAAACAGAGAAGAGCATCACCGGACGACGGGCTCATAACCCAATCCATCCGGGCGGCTGCCACCGCAGGTGTTCTTCTCTGTTTTGTGGAGAAACTAATCGGCCTTGCAGGGTCGATATGATGAGGAGCAGCAAAATGGCTAGCGAACGCAGTACTGATGTGCAGGCATTTATCGGGGAGCTGGACGGCGGCGTATTTGAAACCAAAATCGGCGCAGTTCTCAGTGAAGTCGCTTCCGGTGTGATGAACACGAAAACCAAAGGTAAGGTCTCACTCAACCTGGAAATCGAACCATTTGATGAGAACCGTGTGAAAATCAAACACAAACTCTCATATGTTCGCCCGACTAACCGCGGGAAAATTTCCGAAGAAGACACCACCGAAACGCCGATGTATGTCAATCGCGGTGGTCGCCTGACTATTCTGCAGGAAGACCAGGGACAGTTACTGACTCTTGCCGGTGAACCTGACGGAAAACTCCGCGCAGCAGGTCGTTAATATCGTTTTTAATTAACTGATTATTTATCTCATCACTGAATATCTTTATATAGTGAGGACTTATTATGTCTCAGAACTTAGACGCAACCGCAATTAATCAAATCCATGCCCTTATTTCTGCTCAGGGTGTTAATGAAATTATCAGTAAGATTGGTGCCGATGCTGTGGCATTGCCTGAGAATTTCCGCATTCATGATCTGGAAAAATTTAATTTAAATCGCTTCCGTTTCCGTGGTGCGCTTTCCACTGCCAGCATCGATGATTTTACCCGTTATTCTAAAGATCTTGCAGATGAAGGCACCCGCTGCTTTATCGATGCCGATAATATGCGTGCCGTCAGTGTGCTTAACCTGGGTACTATTGATGAGCCAGGTCACGCAGATAACACTGCCACTCTCAAACTGAAAAAGACAGCACCGTTCTCTGCTCTGTTGTCTGTTAACGGCGAGCGTAACTCCCAGAAGTCACTGGCAGAATGGATTGAAGACTGGGCCGACTACCTTGTGGGCTTTGATGCTAATGGTGACGCCATTCAGGCAACAAAAGCGGCTGCGGCAGTCCGTAAAATCACAATTGAAGCGAACCAGACTGCTGATTTTGAAGACAATGACTTCAGCGGCAAACGCTCCCTGATGGAGTCTGTCGAAGCGAAGACCAAAGACATTATGCCAGTGGCATTTGAATTTAAATGCGTTCCGTTTGAAGGCCTGAAAGAACGTCCATTTAAATTACGACTCAGCATTATCACTGGTGATCGCCCTGTACTGGTTCTGCGCATTATTCAGCTGGAAGCAGTGCAGGAAGAAATGGCTAACGAATTTCGTGATCTGCTTGTTGAGAAATTCAAAGACAGCAAAGTCGAAACCTTTATTGGTACTTTCACCGCCTGATTTCATTACTGCAAATGCCCCTGCGGGGGCATTTATGGAAACGTAATTAACTCAATAATCACCGGATGGTGAGGGCTTCCTTTTACCAGAATTCAGCGCGGTGCAGCGCATATACGTGGAGAACAAAATGTCATTTATTAAAACTTTTTCCGGGAAGCATTTTTATTATGACAGGATAAATAAAGACGACATCGTGATTAACGATATCGCTGTTTCCCTCTCAAATATCTGTCGCTTTGCAGGGCATCTTTCACACTTCTACAGCGTCGCCCAACATGCGGTGCTTTGCAGCCAGCTGGTACCGCAGGAGTTTGCTTTCGAAGCGTTAATGCATGATGCAACAGAAGCGTATTGTCAGGACATTCCCGCACCACTGAAACGCCTTCTTCCTGACTATAAACAAATGGAAGAAAAAATAGACGCCGTAATCCGTGAGAAATACGGGTTACCCCCAGTTATGAGTACGCCCGTGAAATATGCCGATCTCATCATGCTGGCAACCGAACGCCGCGATCTCGGGCTTGATGATGGCTCTTTCTGGCCTGTACTGGAAGGTATCCCGGCAACAGAGATGTTCAACGTGATTCCACTGGCACCGGGCCATGCCTACGGGATGTTTATGGAACGCTTTAACGAGTTATCGGAGTTACGCAAATGCGCATGAATGTTTTCGAAATGGAAGGGTTTCTTCGTGGGAGATGTGTACCGCGAGATCTGAAAGTAAATGAAACAGATGCTGAATACCTGGTGCGTAAATTCGATGCGCTTGAAGCTAAATGTGCAGCACAGGAAAACAAAGTAATACCAGTGTCAACTGAACTGCCACCAGCAAATGAAAGTGTTTTGTTATTCGATGCTAACGGAGAAGGCTGGCTAATTGGCTGGCGTTCTCTCTGGTACACCTGGGGACAAAAAGAAACCGGAGAATGGCAGTGGACATTTCAGGTCGGGGACCTTGAAAACGTCAATATTACTCACTGGGCAGTAATGCCAAAAGCACCGGAGGCTGGAGCATAATGACCACTTTTACCGACAAAGAACTGATTAAAGAAATTAAAGAGCGTATCAGCAGCCTTGACGTGCGAGACGATATTGAGCGCCGTGCTTATGAAATCGCACTCCTATCTCTGGAAGTAGAACCAGATGAACGCGAAGCTTATGAATTATTCATGGAAAAGCGTTTCGGTGACTTAGTAGATCGTCGGAGAGCAAAAAACGGCGATAACGAATACATGGCATGGGATATGACTCTCGGTTGGATCGTCTGGCAGCAACGAGCTGGTATCTATTTTTCAACAATGTTACAGCAAGAGGTGAAATAATGGAGCCATACAGCCTCACACTCGATGAGGCCTGTCATTTTCTCAAGATATCCAGACCGACTGCCATTAACTGGATACGCACAGGGCGTCTTCAGGCAACACGCAAAGATCCCACTAAGAATAAATCTCCTTACCTCACAACACGACAAGCCTGCATTGCGGCTCTTCAGTCTCCGCTGCATACTGTCCAGGTGAGCGCGGGTGATGGCATAACAGAGGAAAGAAAATGTCACTCTTCCGCAGAGGTGAAATATGGTACGCCAGTTTCACATTGCCGAACGGTAAAAGATTTAAACAGTCTCTTGGAACAAAGGACAAAAGGCAGGCGACAGAACTCCATGACAAGCTAAAGGCTGAAGCATGGCGGGTCAGCAAACTTGGTGAAATACCTGATATAACGTTCGAGGAAGCGTGTGTCAGATGGCTTGAAGAGAAAGCACATAAAAAATCACTGGACGATGACAAAAGCCGGATCGGATTCTGGCTTCAACATTTCGCAGGAATGCAACTAAGAGACATTACTGAATCAAAAATTTATTCAGCAATGCAGAAAATGACGAACCGGCGTCATGAGGAAAACTGGAAACTCAGGGCAGAAGCATGCAGAAAAAAAGGGAAACCTGTTCCAGAATACACGCCAAAACCAGCGTCCGTTGCAACGAAGGCTACGCATCTTTCATTTATAAAGGCCCTACTAAGAGCCGCAGAGCGTGAATGGAAAATGCTGGATAAGGCACCAATTATTAAAGTGCCTCAACCAAAGAATAAACGGATCCGCTGGCTGGAGCCCCATGAAGCACAAAGGCTGATTGATGAATGTCCGGAGCCATTAAAGTCTGTTGTTGAATTTGCACTGGCAACAGGCTTAAGACGCTCGAACATCATCAACCTTGAATGGCAACAAATAGATATGCAGCGCCGGGTGGCATGGATAAACCCGGAAGAGAGTAAATCAAACCGCGCAATTGGCGTTGCGCTGAATGATACTGCATGTCGCGTATTGAAAAAACAAATCGGGAATCATCACCGTTGGGTATTTGTGTACAAGGAAAGCTGTACCAAACCAGACGGAACGAAAGCGCCAACAGTAAGGAAGATGCGGTATGACGCAAACACAGCCTGGAAAGCGGCGCTGAGACGGGCTGGTATTGATGATTTCAGATTTCACGACTTGAGACACACCTGGGCAAGTTGGCTGGTTCAAGCCGGAGTCCCATTGTCAGTGTTACAGGAAATGGGAGGCTGGGAGTCTATCGAAATGGTTCGTCGATATGCTCACCTTGCACCTAATCACCTTACCGAACACGCACGGCAAATAGACTCGATCCTGAACCCATCGGTCCCAAATTTGTCCCAGTCAAAAAATAAGGAAGGTACTAATGATGTGTAACTTATTGATTTAAATGGTGCCGATAATAGGAGTCGAACCTACGACCTTCGCATTACGAATGCGCTGCTCTACCAACTGAGCTATATCGGCCCTGAAAGGACATGTTCACGA